GTGCTGATTGGCTACATCAGGGTGTCAACAAATGACCAGAACACGGACTTACAACGGATTGCGCTGCAGAGCGCAGATTGTGAACTGATTTTCGAGGACAGGATAAGCGGTAAAACCAGCGACAGGCCAGGGCTGAAAAAGGCGCTGCGCTGCCTGCAGCCCGGTGACACGCTGGTCGTGTGGAAGCTGGACCGGCTCGGCAGAAGTATGCGGCATCTGGTCATGCTGACTGAAGAGCTGAGAGAACGGGGCGTGAACTTCCGCAGCCTCACTGACAGCATCGATACCAGCACGCCGATGGGGCGGTTTTTCTTTCACGTTATGGGCGCCCTGGCGGAAATGGAACGCGAGCTGATCGTAGAGCGCACCCGCGCCGGGCTGGCCGCCGCGCGTGATAAAGGCCGCGTCGGTGGCAGGCGGCGAAAGATGACAGCGGAAACGGTGGAGCGTGCCCGGCGGATGCTGACGCAGGGAGCAACGCTGCTCCAGGTTTCGCTGGTGCTGGACGTGTCAGAGAAAACGATTTACCGGTATATCCCGGCCCCGGAACAGAAAAAACTGCGCGAAAACGGCGCGTCTGTTGTGTCAGACACCGCACAACAGCCAGCGCGTGCCCCGTCATAGCGGACCATAGACCATAGCGGAACCCCTTCACAGGAGAACAGCCCTATGGCACAGGATTATCACCACGGCGTGCGCGTTGAGGAAATCAACGAAGGCACGCGAACCATCACCACCGTCAGCACCGCGATTGTCGGGCTGGTCTGTACCGGCGACGACGCCGACGCGGCCACCTTTCCGCTAAACCGCCCGGTGCTGTTAACCGACGTACTCACAGCCAGCGGTAAGGCCGGAGAGTCCGGCACGCTGGCGCGCTCACTGGACGCCATCGCCGATCAGTCCAAACCCGTCACCGTCGTCGTGCGCGTACCGCAGGGCGAAACCGAAGCGGAAACCACCGCCAACATTATCGGCGGCGTGACCGACGGTCAGCGCACCGGCATGAAGGCGCTGCTGGCCGCGCAGTCCGTCTGCGGCGTCAAACCCCGCATTCTCGGCGTGCCCGGCCACGACACCAAAGCCGTCGCCACCGAGCTGCTGGGCGTGGCGCAGAGCCTGCGCGGCTTCGCCTACCTGTCCGCCTACGGCTGCAAGAGTGTTGAAGAGGCGATCGCCTACCGCAGCAATTTCAGCCAGCGCGAAGGGATGCTGATCTGGCCTGACTTCATCAACTTTGACACCGTGCTGAAGGCGGACGCGACGGCCTACGCCACCGCCCGCGCGCTGGGCCTGCGCGCCAAAATCGACGAACAGACCGGCTGGCACAAGTCCCTGTCAAACGTCGGCGTGAACGGCGTTACCGGCATTTCAAAAGACGTCTTCTGGGACCTGCAGGATCCGGCCACTGATGCGGGCCTGCTGAACCAGAACGACGTCACCACGCTTATCCGTAAAGACGGCTTCCGCTTCTGGGGTTCCCGCTGCCTCAGCGACGATCCGCTGTTTCAGTTTGAGTGTTACACCCGTACCGCGCAGGTGCTGATGGACACCATGGCTGAAGGGCAGATGTGGTCCGTTGACGGCGCGCTGAACCCGTCGCTGGCCCGCGACATCATCGAGAGCATCCGCGCGAAGCTGCGCAGCCTGGTGACTCAGGGCTATCTGATTGGTGCGGACTGCTGGCTGGATGAGAGCGTTAACGATAAAGACACGCTCAAGGCGGGCAAGCTGTTGATCGATTACGACTACACGCCGGTGCCGCCGCTGGAAAACCTGCTGCTGCGCCAGCGCATCACAGACCAGTACCTGCTCGATTTCAGCAGCCGCGTCAGCGCATAAGGAGACGGAAAGATGGCATTACCCCGCAAACTCAAGCATCTGAACCTGTTCAACGCAGGCAACAACTGGCAGGGGCTGGTTGAGTCCGTGACGCTGCCGAAATTTACCCGCAAGTTTGAGAAGTATCGCGGCGGCGGCATGGCCGGTGCTGTGGACATTGACATGGGCCTGGACGATGGCGCGCTGGATACGGAATTCACCATTGGAGGTACCGAAGCGCTGCTGATTAAGCAGATGGGCACCACCACCGTGGACGGGATTCAGCTGCGCTTTACCGGCTCCATTCAGCGCGACGACACCGGCGAAGTGCAGGCGGTCGAGCTGGTCACGCGCGGACGTTATAAGGAGCTGGACTCCGGCGAATGGAAAACCGGCGAATCCAGCACCACCAAAGTGTCCGGCACCAACAGTTACGCAAAACTGACCATCAACGGCGAAGTGCTCTATGAGTGCGATCTGGTGAACATGATCGAAATCGTGGGCGGCACCGACCTGATGGAAGCGCATCGCAACGCGCTGGGCCTGTAATCATCCCGGCAGGCGCTGCGCCTGCCGCTTATCTCTCTTTTTAACGGAAAAGCATCATGACTGATAAAACCACGCCAAATGAAAAAGCCGTTGAGCTGGACACCCCGATCCTGCGAGGCAAAACCGAAATCACCTCCGTCACCGTGCGCAAGCCGCAGTCCGGTGCGCTGCGCGGCACCCGCCTGCAGGCGCTGCTGGACATGGACGTGAACGCACTGATCACCGTGCTGCCGCGTATCACCACCCCGGCGCTGACCACGGCGGAAATTAACGAAATGGACCCTGCCGATCTGGTCAGCCTGTCGGTGGAGGTGGTCACTTTTTTGCTGAAGAAGTCGGTCCTGTCGGATTTAGCGACGGCCTGACGGTAGACGATCTGGTGGCGGACATCGCCACCGTCTTTCACTGGCCGCCCTCCGTTACCGAGTCCATGACGCTGACCGAGGTTCTGGAGTGGCGGCATAAAGCAATCCTGAGACACAGGGCCAGCGATGAGTGATAAAAATCTGCGCTTACAGGTCGTGCTGGGCGCGGTCGATAAGCTGACGCGCCCCTTCCGCAGCGCCCGCGACAGCACGCGCGAGCTGGCTGGCACACTGCGCGACACGCGCAACACCCTCAAGGCTCTGGACGCACAGGCCGGGCGCATTGACGGCTTCCGTAAAACCCGCTCACAGCTTGCCATCACTGCTAACAACCTTAAAGCCGCCCGCGAAGAAGCGGCGCGGCTTGCCGTGCAGTTTACGGAAACAAACAAGCCCACCGCTGCACAGGCCCGCGTGCTGGAGCAGGCAAAAAACCGCGCCAGCCAGCTGCAGCAGACTTATAACGGGCTGCGCCTGTCGGTGCAGCGTCAGCGTGAGGCGCTGGGCGCTGCCGGTATCGACACGAAGAAACTGAGCCAGGCACAGCGCGAACTTAAAAGTCAGTCGGACGAGGCACGCGCCGCCATTGACCGGCAGCAGCAGTCGCTTAAAAAGCTGGGAGATCGGCAGGCAAAAATGCGCGCGGTACGTGAGCGATATTCCCGATCGCTTGAGGTGCGCGATCGCGTGGCCGGTGCCGGTGCGGCAACGTCTGCTGCAGGGCTGGCAATGGGCGCACCGGTGCTGGCATCCGTGCATGCATCAGCGGCAATGGAAGACGCCATGAAAGGCGTGGCGAAGCAGGTTAACGGGCTTCGCGACGACAGCGGCAACCGCACGAAGCAGTTCTATGACATGCAGGCCGCCATCAAGGCCGCCAGTGAGCAGCTGCCGATGGAAAACGGCGCGATAGACTACGCCGCGCTGGTTGAGGGCGGCGCGCGCATGGGCGTGACTAACCAGAACGATTCCTATGAGGACCAGAAGCGCGACCTGCTGGCCTTTGCCACCACGGCGGCGAAGGCGTCCACCGCGTTTGAGCTGCCCGCCGGTGAGCTGGCCGAAGGGCTGGGCAAGATTGCGCAGTTGTACAAAATCCCCACGCGCAACATCGAACAGCTGGGTGACGCGCTGAACTACCTGGACGATAACGCCATGTCCAAGGGTTCCGACATCATCGACGTACTGCAGCGTATGGGCGGCGTTGCCGACAGGCTGGACTACCGCAAGGCGGCTGCGCTCGGCTCAACCTTCCTCAGCCTGGGCGCAACGTCGGAAACCGCAGCCAGTGCGGCAAACGCCATGGTGCGCGAGCTTTCCGTTGCCACCATGCAGGGCAAGTCATTTATGGGCGGCATGGCGCTGCTGAAACTCGATCCGAAAAAGATTGAAAAGCAGATGACCACGGACGCAATGGGCACCATCCAGCGCGTGCTGGAAAAGGTCAACAGCCTGCCGAAAGACAAGCGCCTGACGGCCATGACGATGGTGTTCGGCAAGGAGTTCGGCAAGGACGCGGCCAAACTCGCTAACAACATGCCGGAGCTGAGGCGACAGCTGCAGCTGACGCAGGGAGACGGGGCGAAAGGCTCCATGCAGAAAGAGTCAGACATCAATAAGGACTCGCTTTCGGCACAGTGGATGCTGACCAAAACCGGCGTTTCCAACACCATGAGCGGCCTGGGCGATTCGCTGCGCACGCCGCTGATGGACATCATGAACATGGTGAAGAAAGTCACCGGTGTAACCCGCCGCTGGGTGGAAAACAACAAGGAGCTGGCGGGCACGCTGATGAAAGCAGCGGCGATCATATCGGCGGTGGTACTGGTGCTCGGCACGTTCATGATCGGTCTGGCGGCGGTGCTTGGGCCGATGGCGCTGCTTCGGCTCAGCTTTAACGTGCTGGGAATAAAAGCATTCAGCGCGTTCGGATTAATAAAGAGCGCCATCGGCATCGTGGGGAACGGCGTGCTGTGGCTGGGGCGGCTGATGTTCGCAAACCCGATTCTGGCCGTTATCGGACTGATTGCCGCCGGGGCGCTGCTTATCTGGCAGAACTGGGACACGCTGGGGCCGAAACTTGCCGCGCTGTGGGACGGCATCAGCACAAAGGTCAGCAGCGTCTGGACCGCCATCCGCACCTACATCAGCACAAAGTGGGGCGAGATTGTCGCCGATGCGAAGGCGCTGCCCGCGCGGTTTCAGGAGGCGGGTTCACAGATGATTGACGGCCTGATGGCGGGCATCAGTCAGAAGTGGGATGTGATTAAAAACAAGCTGTCGTCACTGACCGACTACCTGCCGGACTTTCTGAAGCCGGGCGGCGGTGTATCCCTGCCGCCGGGCGGGTTCCCCGGATTTGCGGGCATGTACGACAGCGGCGGCTTTATCCCGTCCGGGCAGTTCGGCGTGGCCGGTGAGAACGGACCGGAGCTGGTCAGCGGTCCGGCGAACGTGACCAGCCGCCGGAGCACCGCACGGCTGGCGGCACTGGCGGCGCTTACGCTGGGCGGCGCAACGACGGCGGAGACAAAGCAGCTGCACCCGCTGAGCCTGCCAGTTCAGGCGTACCGGCAGGAAGCACCGCGCATGAGTGGCAGTGCTGCACAGGCCGCTGCGCCGCAGATTCACGCCTCCTTCACCATCGTGCAGCAGCCGGGGCAGAGCCAGCAGGATCTGGTTGATGAGGTGATGCGCAGGCTGGAGGCAAAAGAGCGGCAGGCGCAGGCACGCGCCCGCAGCAGTTACCGGGACAGGGGAGGATTTGAGGAATGATGATGACGCTGGGCTTATTTGTTTTCATGCTGAAGACGGTGCCCTATCAGGAACTGCAGTATCAGCGCAGCTGGCGTTTCCCGTCAAACAGTCGCGTGGGCGTGAGGCCGTCGCTGCAGTTTTTAGGCCCGGACAACGACACGCTGACGCTTTCCGGCGTGCTGCTGCCGGAGATTACCGGCGGCAGGCTGTCGCTGTTCGCGCTGGAGCAAATTGCAGAGCTGGGCCGCGCGTGGCCGCTTATCGAGGGCAGCGGGACGATTTACGGCATGTTCGTGATTGAAAGCCTGAGCCAGACCAAAGCGGAGTTCTTCAGCAGCGGCGTGTGCCGCCGCATTGAATTCACGCTGACGCTGAAGCGCACCGATGAATCGCTGGGCGAGATGTTCGGCAGCCTCAGCGATCAGCTGTCTGCCATGCAGGGCGCAGCCGCCACCGCCGCCGGTAAGGTGAGTGCCGCAGCGGGAGGATTATTTTCATGATGACCAGCCCGTGGATTAACGGCCAGCAGAACTCACCGGCGTTCCGGCTGACGATGGACGGCGCAGACATCACGCAGAAGCTGGAAAAGCGCCTGCTGAGCCTTACGCTCACTGACAACCGGGGCTTTGAGGCGGATCAGCTGGACATCGAGCTGGACGACGCGGACGGCCAGCTGCAGCTGCCGCGCCGGGGCGTCGTGCTGTCGCTGTCGCTGGGCTGGCAGGGTGAGGCACTTTTTCCGAAAGGCAGCTATGTGGTTGACGAAATCGAACACAGCGGCACGCCTGACCGCCTGACGCTGCGGGCGCGCAGTGCGGACTTCCGGCAGACGCTGAACACGAAGCGGGAGAAGTCCTGGCACAAAACCACCGCAGGCGAAATTGTCAGGGATATCGCCGGGCGCCATAAGTTGAAGGCGGCAATGGGTGAAGACATGGCCGCCGCAGAAATTGACCACCTTGATCAGACCAACGAATCAGACGCCAGCTTTCTGATGCGCCTGGCTAAACAGTGCGGCGCAGTGGCCTGCGTCAAGGACGGTAATTTGCTTTTTATCCGCCAAGGTCAGGGTAAAACAGCAAGCGGCAAAGCGCTTCCAGTAATCACCCTTCAGCGCAGGGACGGAGACAGCCACCGCTTCACCCTTGCGGACCGCGACGCCTATACCGGCGTGATCGCCAGCTGGCTCCACACCCGCGAACCGGCAAAAAAGCCTGTAGCGAAGGTGAAGCGCAGGCGACGTAAAACCACGGCGAAGAAGAAGAAAGAACCGGAGGCGAAGCAGGGAGATTATCTGATCGGCACTGATGAAAACGTGCTGGTATTGAGCCGCACTTACGCGAACAGGAGCAACGCCGAACGGGCGGCCAAAATGCAGTGGGAACGCCTGCAGCGTGGTGTAGCAACGTTCTCAATCCAGCTGGCGAAGGGATGCGCAGAGCTATATACGGAAATGCCGGTGAAGGTAAGTGGCTTCAAACAGCAGGTAGATGCCGGGGAATGGATCATCACAACGCTGACGCACAGCCTAAGCGCTGACAGCGGATTTACTACTAGTATCGAACTGGAAGTGAAAATAGATTCACTTGAAATGGAATAGAACTATCTCAAAGTGGTTAATTTAAGTATCATTAATCTCAATTGGGTTTTGGAGAAGACGTGATGATGAATTGCCCTTTGTGTGGGAATGCCGCACATACACGCAGCAGCTTTCAGGTTTCAGCTACAACCAAAGAACGATATAACCAGTGCCAGAACATCAATTGCAGCTGCACGTTTAAATCCCATGAAACGGTTTCTGAGATCATAATGAAGCCGGGCAGTGTGAAACCTGTGCCACCGCATCCGGGAAGAAATCAGCAGCAACCATTATGGTTTTGATTCTCTTCAGTTTTTAAATAGCCTGTGTTATACGGGCTATTAAATTGTCGAATTCGCTTTTAGCATCATCAAATTTAACTTGAAGTAATGGCTCTTCACCAAAAAGCTTTTCATTACGAAGAACTGACATAAAGTCGTAGATTCCTTTAATGTGCTTCTGCGCTGTTGTTTTTACTCTAAACTCATTTCTAAATACCCCTTTAAAATCAAAGTTTGCACTCATAATATAATTACTACAAAAAAAATGAATTCTGTTGTCGGATTTTTGGTATTTGCTTATATCTCTGTCATCACATAACTGCTCAAAAATAGAAAGCAATTTATTGCTTACATATTCTAGAAAAACAACACTTCCAACTTCACCGTCTTTGAAAGGGTGAGCGAAAATGTTATTTCTGAGGTCCAGTACGCCTGATGATTTTATTTTTTTTCGCAAGGTTTCAAGGTATTTATATTTATCTCTTAAAATATTACTATCTAATATTTTAGACGCGTGTTTTATATCCTTCGCATTAAAGTTTTGATCGTCATTGGTTAAGGCATCTCCATCAACCAGAGCCTCGTAAAGCTTAGCGTATTGCATAATTACTTGATGAGCAAAAGGCTCATTTGCAGACCTGAAGAAATTTGATTCTTCTTTTCCTTTATTTATGCTGAAGACTTTATTCTCATGTAAGAAAGCAGTTGAACTATATGAGGAACCGGCATTAATTAAAGAATAGTAGATGTAGCTTAACGCCATGTATCTATTAACATAAAATTGATAATTACACTGAAAATTCCTGTAGGCTTGCCTAAGAGTTTTAGGCGCTAATGCCATGTCTCCGATTAGATGCTCAAAAGAGGATGAGCTATTTATCGCATAGTTTCTTATAAAAAAACGTAACATTTCCTCTGATACTTTAGCACTCAT